TGAATACTCCGCAAACAGCAATTGTTCGCCATTCCAAAGCCCATAAATCATTATTCCTTCACTGATAAAAGCTGTCTGCTCATACGGCACATCATACTTCTGATTCTGGCTAATTACTCTCAAAAAACTCCCTCCTCACATCCACGATTCGTCTGTTCTTGCGAAGCTCTTCACGCTTCACCTTTGCCCGCTGTTCGTTGTCACATATAAATTCTCGGCACACAAACGGCCGTACCGGATAAATTCTGCACTTATCTTTCCCCTTGCTGATATCCAAAAACGGGCAAGTCATATCCAGCGGCTGCTTTACCGCCGGGAACATCCGTCTGCATTCTTTGATATCATGCTTACGAATATATCTCCGAATTTCTTTGATCTCCTTGCCATTCATTGGAAGAAGATTGCTGCAGCAGCTGCCGCAGCCTGTGCATTCTCCATCTTTGGTGAAGTTATAGATGTTATCATCCATATTACCTTTTCAAGTGTGCTTATGCACTCAACCATGTTATTTCATCCCCTGTTTTCTTTATAGCCTGGAGCACCTTTACGTTTCCGCTCCTGCTCGTCAATATATGCCCAGATAAGACCTGCGGCGAAACTTGCATGGTACTTGTGAAGGAACTGTCCGCAATCCCTTATCAAACAATCCCAGCATTCATCCACATCCTCCACATTCCAATATTTCTGCACAAGTTTCCAATACTCTGTAAACATGAGCCACATCTCGCTTTCGCGTTGGAACTTCTTCATCCATTCCATGTCCCGCAGACCTCCTAGTCAAATGGTGTTGCTTCATGATGTTGCGTAAAGTTTCCAGCGCCGCCAACTTCGGAAAAGGTCATCCGCGCGCCATCAAAGCTAAGTTCCACCTTAACAAGCTCGCCTTGGCGATTTTTTGCAAGTTTGGAACCTTTTCTAGTAACATCATCCTCGTCCATGTTCCAAAGGAACATGACGAAGGAAGCATCCTGCTCAATATCGCCAGACTCTCGCAGATCCTGTAATTCCGGTTCCTTTGTGGTTCGCGTTTCACTGGTACGATTAAGCTGCGATAACAGGATTATCGGAACCTTCAAATCCATCGCAATAGCCTTTACCGCCTTGGATATAGCACCGACTTCATTAACCCTGTTCGGGTACCACTGATCTGACTGCATAAGCTGCAGGTAATCAATCACTATGTAATCCAGACCAAGGTATTTGCACTCGCTTCTGATTTCAGACGGCTTTACCGGACCACTGTGAAGGTACATATTGTACTCACGTAATTCCTTGTTTGCCAATTCAACACGCTTCCGCTCATCACTCAGATAAGCCTTGGCCTTTCTGACACGTTTAAGTTCAATACCAGATGTTCGGGACAGCATACGCTCATACACCTGCTTTTCTGACATTTCCAGATTGTACAGCGCACCAGTCTTTCCCTCTGCTGACAACGTACTGATAATCTGTGTCACGAATGCCGACTTACCGACCGCCGGACGGGCACCGATAACCATAACATCTCCAGGCTCCAGCAGAACCAGAGCATCATCCAGAAGCTCCA